AGATAATGTGTGATGTAATATACGTTCTGCTTCCATCATATCTTTTTTACTATCAAATTGTTCTGAATAAAAAACTTCAATTTTTTCTGAATTACCAGTTTGTATAGCTTTTAATCTTTTTTTCAAGTCATTGGTAAACCCAATTTTTACAGGACCGTTTTCTGGTCCGATGGCGTATACAAAGAATGTCACGATTTGATACCTAAATCGTTCTCTGTCATAACTCTAAACTCCCATTTTCTGTCAGCACAATAGTCTTCGGCTGCTTTCCATTTTGCTTGATTGGTTGCGTAAGTTACAACCTCATTAATATACTTTTTCGTTTTTCGTGTCTGTTTCTTTGGTGCGTTCTTTTGATATTCTGGTTTGACTTCGATCATCATCGTCTTTATCTGACCGTTCCTTTGGCGAACCTTGATAATGAAGTCTGGATAATATCTATGATATTTACCATCAATAGGATGCTTATAGGGTACTATAACCTCTTCAGAAGCATACCATATTACGTTTGGGTTTTGATCAAAATAATTCAAGCATCGCAATTCCCAGGATGATCTATAAATGATGTTGTTTATGTCTCCTTTGTATTTCGCTGGGTTTCTTGGTTTAAATTTACCCCGAACATAATTTCCTCGTGCCATTTTTTAATCTACCTCTTTTATATCCTTCACCAGGACACTCAGAACTCCTACGTTGATCAACACCATTATTCCACCATAACAAACCTTTTGCACTAGGTGGCTTGTGACCCATTTCTTTATATTTTCTAGACCGTTCAGCATATGCCATATAAATAATAACAAAGTTATAATAAGGAATATTTATATGGCAGATTTAATTTTTCCTGGAGATTTACAAGGCGACGATCAAGATCAATTTCTGTATATTTCGATACATAGATACCGTCGCCCTAGTAGATCTGAAAAAAATGAAAAACCAAAAATAGGTGGTATTGTTCTTCCTATACCAAATAATTTAGCCGATGCTACAAGTGTTTCTTATCAACAACAATCTTTAGGATATCTTGGTTCAAGAGTAGGAACAGCTTTAGGTGATACCGCAAGACAACTAGGATCCGGTACTATGAGCGGCCAAGGTGCGGTAGACCGTATTAAAAACGCCATACAGGGTGCCAATCTTGGTGCCGAAACTGGTAGAATTGCAATGTACTATGGGGCACAATTCGCCGAAGGTGGTGGTGCGGCTGGTGCTCTGGCGGGGGCAGTAGGTGGGGGACCAGTAGGTGCGGCTCTTGGTGGTGCTGCTGGTGAGATAATCAAAGGTGCAATGTATGGTGCTGGTATTGCTAGAAATCCATATAATGTACAGATGTTTGAAAATGTAAATTTTCGTTCATTTACCTTCAACTATAAATTTGTGCCTAAGAATCGGAGTGAACAAGTAGTATTAAATAATATTATAAAAACTTTTAAATATCATATGTTGCCTGGATATCTTGATTACGCAAAAACATTTTTTACGTATCCAGATGTGTTTGAAATGGTCTTGAATGCTGGTAAATCTAATGATGGACCAGACAAAGATAACTTTCTTTTTAAATTTAATACTTGTGTTTTAGAATCTGTTCAAGCGAATTATCATCCAGAAGGATATCCTGCCTATCATGATGTTGGTGGTGCTAAAGCTCCTGTGTCTATACAATTAGATTTATCTTTTAAGGAAATAATAATTCCAGGGAGAGAAGATATTGACGGCGACTTTAAAGTAACAAGTGATATTTTAAAAAGTAGAATAGATGGTGGTATAAGTGAACGAGAAGCTCGAGAATTTGGTACTTAAAAATGGCATTTTATTTCAAACCTTTTCCTAAAACAAATTACAATTTAAATTATAGCAATTCTTCTGAAATTGTTACGAACCTTCTTGTTCGTTTTAAGATTGAAGAGATATTAAGAAACAACAAAACTTCTTATTATCAAATTGAAGTAGAGGAGGGCGAAAAACCTTGGCAGTATGCCCAACGTGTTTATGATAGAGCAGATTTAGATTGGTTGGTATTTCTTGTTAACAACATAGTAGATCCATACTATGACTGGCCTTTAGGATATAGTGAATTAAATTCCTACATTAAATCAAAATATGGTAAAGTGGAAACTGCACAAACTACAATTCATGAATATAGAAAAATACTAAATCAAAATTCTGTTTTATTTGATGGTACAATAGTATCAAAAAGAACTCTTGTTGTAGACCAAACAACATACGATTCTTTAACAACAGATGAAAGAGAAATTGTTTATAAGTATGACTATGAAGTAGAGTTGAACGATAATAAAAGAAATATTAAATCAATAAATCCTAGAGATATAACTAGAATATTAAATCAAATTGAAGATATATTTGAAAAATGACACAAGCCACATCTAAAAATGTTAAGGTTGATAGTATCTACCTATTAAATTTTGAAAGTAACTTTGTAGACATAACAAGTCTTGGAGTAGAATTTAGTATATACGAAAATTTGTTTGATCACTGTATAACTGGTTATCTTATACTGTCCGACAACAATGGATTTTTAGAAAAATTTCCTATCATTGGCGAAGAATTGATTACTATTGCATTTAGTACACCAGGAGAAAAAAGATTAAAATATAATTTTAGTGTATACAAAGTAGATACTGTTAGAGATGTCTCTAATAATTCACAACCAAATTTAATCTATACACTGCATCTTGTAGCTCCTCAAAAAATTATATCAAATATTTCTTCAGTGGATAATAGTTTTAATGGTATAAAATGTTCAGAAATTATCAATAGTGTTCATGAAAATTATATTAAAAAATCAACAAAAAGATATACTCAAGAAGAAAAAATATATCTAGACCCAGTCTCACTTGATGTAGAAGAAACTGAAAATACTATTAGCATTGTTTCTCCTATGTGGAAACCATTCGATTTAATACAATACTGTGTAAAACATTCCAAGTCAGACAAATACTCAGAATCAGATTTTGTATATTATCAGGACCATGATGGATTTCATTTCAGATCCATTTCATCATTATTAGAAAAAGATTCTGTTGAAAAATATTATGTGGCAGAGGCATCTAATTCAAGCAAGTTTGGTGATAATGTAGTAATTAAAGATTACCAGATAGTTTCGAGTGTAGAAAGAAAACTTAATTTTGACGTATTAAAAAGAGAATATGAAGGAATGTATGATAATACATTATATACAATTGACCCTATATTAAAGAAATTCCAAGAAACGGTATTTAATTATAATGACCCAAAGGTTAGTTTTACGAGCCCTTTAAATTTAGATAAGTTGAGTACACAGTATTCTATTCATTCTAAGGCTAACGGTTCCTGTCATACTCGTTATATAGTATCTAATATTTCTCAAAAAGAATATAAAGATGAATCATATTTGAAAGATAGGGTTTTTGTAGATGATAAAGTAAAAGACAATCAAGCCATGTATCCTTCACTTAGATATCGATTTTTAAATAAAAGAGTGAGTAAGATGTCTCAGTTGAAACAAGGTTTAAAGGTTCATATTCAGGTACCAGGAAATACTAATTTATTAGTTGGCGATAACATAAATTTTTATATGCCACAAACTTCAAGTTCTTATGATGATAAAGAAAATAATATTCTTTTTGGTAGGGATGAAACTTCTAAATTTATAATAACATCATTAAATCATTTTTTTAAAGTTACAGATAATATGTATTATACCAATTTAGAAATAGTGAAAAATGGTTTTGGTAGCAAAATAAAAAATAGGTCTTAAAAAATGAGTGGTGATTTTAAACCAGAATACTTAGGATATAATTTCATATGGTTCTTTGGTGTCGTTGAAGATAGAAACGATCCATTAAAACTAGGGCGTGTTCGTGTCAGATGTTATTCATGGCATACAGACGATAAGAAGAAAATTCCAACTGAAGCATTACCTTGGGCTCAATGTGTTCAACCAGTCACTTCTGCTGCTACTAGTGGAATAGGAAGATCACCAACCGGTCTTGTAGAAGGCTCTTGGGTTTTTGGTTTCTTTATGGATGGCGAAGATGCACAGAAACCCATGGTCTTAGGTTCACTTGCTGGTATACCTACTGAACTGCCAAATAAAGAAAAAGGATTTAATGATCCTAACGGTGTTTATCCTTCCTATATTAATGAACCTGACGTTGATAAACTTGCTAGAAACGAGAGTCCCGATTTACCAACAATAAAAAATGCAAATAGAAAAACAGGTTCAATAATACCACATGATCAAGGTACTTGGGACGAACCAATGGATAAGTATGCAGCATCATATCCAAAAAATCATGTTTGGAGATCAGAGTCTGGTCATGTGATTGAAGTTGATGATA